TCAACCATCAGTCTTATGTGTGCTGTGATAGGTTTCTACCAACGATCATGTGACTGCTTCTGCCTGAAACCATAATCTCATAATTAAAAACCTAGTAAACTAGGGGGATTGAGTAACAGGTCGGTCAGTCTAGTCGGTAGGTTTGGGGCAGTAGAACCACATATCTCTCAACTTCTATAGTATAGCAGTTTTACGTCATGCTTCAAGGACGAGTGTTACACTTCTTAAGCTGGCACTTCAGATGGAATATCAACTGGTTTGATATTAGTACCTGTTCTCTCACTATAATCTTCATTATAAGTGTGACTTAAAGCATAGCACTCCCACTCATGGTCAAGTGTGAATACATAAGCATACTCTTCACCAATCTCAAAATACTCATCTATATTAAGATGTAGTTTTGGTTCAGTCTTTTCACCTCTCTCATTATAGTACAATGGTCTTGATGTTTTTAATTCATTACGATCCCAATCAGTATCAGAATCACAACATGAAACATCCCCACCATCAATTAACTCTGCAACTTTCTCTCTTGTGTTAAACTTCTCCTTAAGAGTAACTCCTAACCACTCAGGATAACCATCCCAATGATGATAAACTGATACAAAAGCATCTTCAGTTAATTGAAGTGCTATTCTTGATCTTGTTGCCATTTAGAAAAAGAAATAAATTTATTGGTGAGAGAAACAAAACCGACTTTCGCATTAACCTCGACCTAGTTGCCTTAAGGTGTCGGTTTGTTTCCCATGTGCTTATTATAGTCCAAACATGATGTATTCCAACGGGTTGTGTAACACTTCTTGAACTGGCACAAGCCCATCTATAGTTTTATTGAATAATGCTTTACCATCTTCATTGAGATCAAATAGAATATAATTTCTACCTGTAAGCATAGCACTTCTACCTAATGTGCCACTACCTGCACATGGATCTAATACAGTTGATCCCTCATTACTAAACATACTCACAATCCTATTTAATAATGCTACTGGTTTCTGTGTAGCATAATCTAACTTCTCTACACCTTGAATCTGTTTAATATCGTTCCATACATCTTTGACTGGAATACCATCCATTTCATCCAAAAACTTCTTAACTCTTGGAATACCAGTGTTAGAAGAATACTCAAGTCTATTATCATCATGTAACTTCTGCATCCTCTCTTTTGAAATATGCCACTGTAGATCATGTCCATTCCATTCATACCTAAGATTAGGTCTTGATACTACGTTAGGTTGCCTATTAACCAATGCAGAAGTATTATATTTCTTCTTATGGTATGGACAATACTTTGCTTTTCTAAATGTTTCAGCATCATACTCTTTATGTTCAGGATTATAAATGGACTCTTTACCCTTTTGATAAACAATTATAGTATCATGGTTACGTTGTAACTGTTTCTTAGACTTGTGATTGCCACCTGAAATCCATACTATCTCATTCTTAAATCTATTCTCACCAAATACATCATCCATTACTATTCTAATATGATGAGATACTTTTGGTTCCACATGAACCACAACATTACCAACATCACTGAGTATTCTATGACATTCAGTAAGTAATGGTCTCATTAACAATTCACGATAATCTGCACTTGATTTAAATCTATCATCAAAGTGATAAAAATCTCTTCCAGTACAATAGGGTGGATCAATATAAATTAAATCCACCGAATTAGAATCTACTTGTTTTAGTAGTTCTCTACTATCACCAATACTATACTCGTTTAGCATTTTCAAATGAAGTCATAATTTCCTTTGCTCTACCAGCATACTTCTTTCTTAATCTACTTGGTACTTGACCAACACAATACCCATTCATCTTATCATCCTCTAATTCTGAATTTGGAATTGCAAGATACTCCCAATCATCTATATTATCATGATTTGTAGGAATAATAAAGAGAATTACATCAAATGAACCAATAGCATACCTAACTTGACCATTCTTAGCACCTGCACTAGCATTTTTACCAGTTGTTCTTCTAGTTTGTTCCATGTGTAATGTTTTACCACCACGAAACTTAACTTGTATTCTTAAACCATTAGTAGATAATCTATCATACTTTTCTTGCTGTCCTTCATCATCGTCTGGTGAAGGTTTTGTATCAATACCACATTCTTCTCGTAACCATTGCGGTGCAATAATTCTCTCAGTAGGGAAGGCAAGGAATTTTCCTATCTCTCTAGTATCACCCTCAGTAATGAGTTCTTCAAAACCGAGAGCAACAATCTCAGAAAGTTTAGTGACTTTCATTGGTGGTCTCATAAATTTCTTACATTATAATACCCCTCACAAATTAATGCAAGAGGTATATGAATCTTTTTAAACTGTCCTAGTCGTCGTAGACTCTACACTCCATTGAATCTGGATGATTATCACAATACACCTCTAAATGTTGATCTTGATGCCTTGTATGCCAATCATTAATCTTTGCACCACCAGGATTTTCTTCATCTTCTTCGTGAGCATGAAAAGCATCATTATGAAGTTCTAAATCCTCTTTGGAATATTCAAGCATACCATGATTCACATGCTCTTTACCATCTTTAGGATCAAGATACACTTCATGGTTTAAATCGTGTTCTGGTACTTTAGTAGTCATAACCTATCCTACTTTAACAAATTTATTTATTATTATACCACAATTTCTACTTTTTTAAGTGCTTCCATCCTAACAAACTGCTCCTTCATATTATAAAATAGTTTATAATTCTCTGTAGTTAGATAATACCCAGTAATATCACTCCCATCACAATGCCATCCATAAGCCTGTAAACGTTCTTCTGCCCCATCTATTCTAAGTGTTTTCTTGTTTGTTAGGTAGTCGTGGTATCGTTCGTCTAGATTAATCATTGGCTCCGTAGGTATGTGTCGGTATTATAACATAGGTGCTATATCTTATCTATAAACTTTATATTTGCTTTAGACTACCTACACATTTGTTAATCTTCTTCTCTATTAAAAAAAGTACCAAACATACCACTATCACCTGGTTTACGATTCTCTATCTTCTCTATCATTTCAGTAGCATCTATAATATTATCTACACTTGATAATAAATCAGCAATATGTTTACTAACATAAGGTTTCTCATTTCTTGCTGAAAATGCTAGTGCATTTCGTAAATCTTCTTGTGCATCTCTTAATGACACTTTTACTTGTTCAGATAATGCCATTATTTAATATCTCCATCAGTATTAAGTTTTTTCTCTAATTTATCAACAGCATCTTTATAATGTTGTTGAGTCCATCCATCATTATATGGAGTAGAACTAAGATTATGTAATTCTGGTGAATCTAATTTAAATTTACTTCTATCTTCACTATTAATAGGAGTATATTCATATCCTTCCCTTGCAAGACACTCTTCAAAAGATTCACCATCTCTCTGTGGATGCCATGATTTTACTCTATCAGATATTCTAACAACATTTGATTCTTGTTTAGGAAGTGGTAATTCAAAATCATCATATCCTTCAATCTTAATATTATCCTCTATCAAAGACAAGAGCCTACTAGAAGAATTAAGACATGCTCTATGGTAGTTTGCAGATCTTTGTATTTCATTTATAATACAATCATATACTTCTTGCGGTGTTGCTTCAGATTCTAAAGCATCTCTAACAGAATCTTGTAAATGATTTAAAGAATAATTTTTGTAATCAGACATTAGAATCTTCTTTAATACTGTTTTCAATAATAGTCTGTATTTCCTTAGTTGTCAAGTTATTTAAAAAACTCCAACTAGGATCAGACTTATCCCACTCAAATGTATATGAACCATCACTATTCTGATTTACTTTTAGACTGTCGTTCTTCATCCTTAATTTGTTTTCTAACTTGTTTAGCATAATATACATCCTGATCGCTATACCATTCAGGATGTTTCTTTGCTCTTTTTAATAGTTTCTTTGCTGCTTTTTTAATACTCCAATCCTTCATTTACTCCCAATTATATGGTTAATTAAGTATTTATCCCTGTTTTCTTTTCCTCTTTATTGTAGGATAATTCTTATTAGGAACAAATATCTTCCTAATCTTTCCAAGTGACTGAACTACTTGATGTGACTTATCTAATTGTTCTATTGCTGCCAACACTTCAGGAGTTTCTTCCCAACTCCATTCTTGATTATGTTGGTCATTCTTCTTTTCAATCTTATGTGTTCTTAAAGTCATCTTTTGTTTTGCTTTACATCGTACTCTATCACAATCTTTTTAGATTGTCTACCTGTACTATCATAGGTTGTAGCATGTCTTATATCTCCACCCAATTCATTAACTGCCATGTGGGTAAATGCTGCTATTATTTCCTTTTCATTTCTTTTAGTCATTTTCCTCTTCTCCAGTTATTAGTAATTGATTTTAAGAAACCTATAATCATTTTAATAAATGACCAAAATCCA